ATGCTTTCTGAAACAGCAAATAAAACCCATATAATAAATGCTTTGTATGCTGCAATATATTGTGAATTTGCAGGAGCAAACAAACAAGATAAATATAAAAATTTAAGTTACCAACAGAGATTACAAAAAGTAAATGAATTTGCTTTGAACTGGCTAAGAGAAAGAAGGTTAACATAATGAGCGATATTAAACAAGGAAAAGGTAAATTAAAAGTAAAAAAAGCAAAACAAGACCAAGGTGAAACTCCAAAAACTGGAAACCTTGGAATAGGTGATGCATTTGCTATGGCAGTTAAAGGCTTAACTGATAGAGCAGCAGGAATGAAAGGAAAAGGATTTCTAGGTGTTGCTGATAAATTGCTTAATCCTATGAATTATATAGATAGAGAAAAATTACATGGCAAGAAAAAAGAAAAATAAAGATATAAGAAAACCAAGAGGCGGAGTTAATCCTCCTGAGTCTGGTAAAATTTATCAAGAGTTCGAAGAATTACCAAAAGTGGATAAAAGAAAGACTCTTAAGGAATGGTTTGATTCTGCTAGAAATTTTACTTTAGAAGATGATGGTAAAACTAATTCTGCTATTATAGACCCAAAACAAGCAGCTTACGCTAAAAAAAGGAGAAAAAAGTAATGGGAAAAGGAAAAGATATGAAAGTTAAACCTGGAGATCAATCAGCAGCTCCTAAACATAAAAAATGGAAGAGGCCACAGGGACAACCAGTATGTTCTCCTGGGGAATTAGATGGAAAACAATCTATGGCTCCTGAACACAAAGGAAAAGAACCATCTCATGGTGATCATCCTTCTACTCCTCCTAAATCTCATCCAGTAAAAGAACCTAACAAAGAAAAATTAGATTAATAATAATTTGTTCAAGTTAGAGACTTGTTCACAATTCATTAATTTTATATAACACTTGAGAGTGAATTATGTCTTTTAACCTAGGAGTAAGTAACCATCCTATAAGTAGAATGGGAGGTTTATCCTCAGTAGGGATTTACCTTTATGAAGATATCTATTATAGGCAATGGATCACTGAAATTGCTCTAGCTTTTTATGAAGGCCGTCAGGATGAGTTTGTATGGCTTGATTTGGTTAGACAATTTAGAAATCCTGAAAAACAACAAATACTACCAGTAAATCTAACAAGAGAAATTGTTGATGAAACAGCAATACTTTACAAAGAAGATGCTATATATAAAATAGTAGATGGTAATGGAAAAGTATTAGATAAAGATCAAAAGCTGTGGGATGAAATTATGAACCACAGTCGATATCGCATGCTTTTAGACAAAGTTGATAGATGGTGTAGGCTTTTAGGTACAGTATTAGTAAAAGTTTCATTTGTTGATCCAAAAACAGGATTTATGGTTAAGAAGAATCAGGGTGGACAAGTTCAGTTAGATTGTATGCATAGTGGAGTTTATGATATAAAACATGGAGCTTCACCATATTATATAACTGAGTTGTTAATTGGTTTTGGAACTAAATTTCAGGGATTTGGTGGCTCTATTGGGCATTCTATGGGCAGTATTAATATTGCTGACCCTTCTACTTATGGTATGAGTGATGCTGATAAAACTAAAAAAGGAGAGATTAGTAAATACTCTTCTGTTGATACAATTTATTGGAGTCCTGGATCTCATATGCAGATTGATAATAAAGGCAACCAATATAAAACCAAAAATCCATATGGAATGATTCCTGCCGTACCATTTTTTAATCAAGATCCTGCACATTATTATTTTTTACCAATAAACGAACCACTTATTTATGCAAATCATGCTATAAATATGAGAATTACTGATCTTAATCATATAGCTAAATTCCAATCGTTTGGAGTTCCAGTAGTATCTGGAGTAGAAAGACCTACTAGTACTAGACAAGGTAGACCTGCTGATGACTATAATTTATTAAGGGGCGGATCTGCTCAATCTAGATTTGGAGGACTTGGTGGATTTACAGGTCATGGAGCTGGAGGTCAATTTAGATCATTTGATGCTGGTTTGGGATTATACAGAGACGGAAATGCTGATGCTAATGCACTTGGTTTTTCTATTGGTCCTGATACTGCCGTAGCAGTTGGTGAAAAAGGTGATTTTAAATTTGCTCACCCTTCTGCAGATATTACAGGGTTAATTAAATCTATCCAGTCTATATCTGATATAGTTAGAATTAATCATGGTATTAGACCAAAATATGCTGATAATATTCCTCCTTCAGGCTTTGCTCTTTGGATGGAAAAGGCTGGAGTTATTGACGAAAATAGAAGGCGTGGTAAACTTTTTAAAGAACGAGAAGAACAATTATTTCAAGTTATTAAAAAATTATGGAATACTCATCATGATAAAATTGGAGATAAAAAATTCTCAGAAAATTCCAAACTTGAAGTAACTTATGTAGAACCTAAATTTCCAGTTGATCCCAAAACTAAGATGGAAGAAATTACTATGGAAAATAAACTTAGGGATACTGGTGATAGAAAAGTTTATAAAGAAATGTATCCTCATATGACTGATAATGAGGTTAAAAAAGAAATTAAAGAACATAGAAAAGATAAAATGGAACAATCAAAAGAGGATGCTAAGATTGATGTAGAAAGAGCCAAAATATTGCAAGAAGCAGATATTATTGCTGCTCAAACTACAGAAGCAGTACAAACCTCTTCTAGATTAGGAACTAAAACTTCTGGTATGAATAGCATATCAATGGGTTCTGGACAACAAAAGCAAGAACCTGAAGTTAGTAAACCTAAAATAGATAATAAAGCAAAGGATGCTAAAAAGAAATCAGAACAAATGAAAAAATAATCAAGGATGAACATGGAACAATTAAAAGAACAAAAAATGGTATATGAAGTATTAGTTTTGAGAACTGATCAAAATCATATTGTGGCTTTAGAATCCAATAATTATGATGAATGTTTTAATTGTTGGGTAGAATTAACAAGTCAATGGGAAGAATGCGCTAAAGAAAGTAAACCATTTCAAATTACTGATCCAATTGTTACTTCTTTTTCTCCAGGTATGATTAGCGAGATAAGAATAGTTCCAGTTACTTCTGAAGAAATGAAATCGAAATCACATAATCCCTATTATAATCAAATGATGCAAAATGGTTTTGCTAATACTTTTGGTCAAGGCGTAGACATGCTTGATCAAGGATATAAGCGTTAATTTTTAATATTCTAGTAGAGCTAGAAAGGACAAATTATGACAATGTCAAAAAAGGATGACCTGCTAACAACGTTAGGACAGAAAGCTAATGATTCAGTGAACGCAGATGGAAAGAGTTCAAATGCAAATACAGACACAACTTCTGATACTCCAATAGGTGGAGATACGACCTCTGATAAGGTTAGTAGAGGTACTAATTTATTAGGTGAAGTTGAAACTGATAAAGAAACGAAATCTAAAACTGAATCGGACACTTCTTCCAAAGATGCAAGTTCTAAAACTACTGATGCTCCAGACAAGACAGTTAAAGATCCTGATACTTGGACTAAAGAAAGCGCCCTAAAGGAAGTCACAAGATTGAGGGATGAAGCTAAAACTACACGAATAAAATCTAAGGAGCAATTAGAAGCCTTAAGAACTGAGATGGAGAAGAAACTTAATACTCTTACTGAGCAGTTTAAGGAAGCTGAAAAAGCCAAGAAAAAGTTAGAGACTATGGAGGCTAATGAAGCTGACAAGAAGCGTAATTTAGAAGAAAAACTTGCTCATAGAGAAACTGTCATTACTGAATTACAATCTCAAATGGATGCACTCAAACAAGAATATGAGAATAGAATTGATGATATGACAGGAAAAGTTTCCGAATTTGAAGCGGAGCGAGAGGCTCAAAAACAGGTATATCAGGAAAGAATTAATGAAGAAATTAATAAAATTCCTGAGAAATTTAAAAAATTTGCCGAAAGTATGGTTAAAGGTTTTTCAGACCCACGAGAAGGTTGGTCTGCTTTAGCAGAAGCAAAAGCACAGGGACTTTTTGAGGATAAAACAATAGTTGTAAATCACGATGTCCCAGGAGCTAAAGATGGAGCGAGAATTACTAAAGAAAAACTTGAAAGTGATGAACGTGACAAAATAAAGAAAATGACTTCTGCTCAAAAAATTAAAGCAGGGCTTGACTCAATACGTGGAGGAAACCCTAACTCTGTTTTCAGAGAAAGATAATTATTAGGAAGGATAGTGAAAAATGGCACAAGTAATTAGTTTATCTGAAGCTGCAAAACTTTCTAACAATGTTCTAGTTGAAGGTATTATTGCAGACATCGTTACTGTTGATACATGGTTTCGATATCTTCCATTTGTAGTTTTTGAAGGATTGGCTTATACTTTTACTAGAGAAGCTAGTTTGGCTTCCGCTGACTTTGCTTCTCCAGGAACTGATTTGAATCAGACAAAGTATCAGGCTGGTGCTGATTTTGAAAATGTTAATGTTAATTTAAGTGCTATCATAGCAGATATTATCATTGACGGTCAAATAGAAGATCAATTTTCTGAAACTAACGATCAGCTACAAGTACAAATTTCTGCTAAGGCAAAGCAAATTGCTCGTATTTATATGAATGCAATTATAAATGCTTATCGCCCAGGCGGAGCACTCACACAAGCAAACAATGGACCTATTGGTATTGCTGCTAAATTTCATGGAATGAGATCAATTCTAGATGCAGAATCTGGAAATGCTGATGATGTTAATCATCCATTCTATAATAATGGTCTTCCAACACAAACTCTAAGTTTGGTAGAAGATGATCCAGCAAGTGCCAGAGATGGTCGTCCAGGGCGTGTATTTACACTTGAAGATCTTGATGATGCTATAGATAGAATTACTATTGGTGATGTTGATTTTATTATGATGCATGCCAGGGATATTCGTACTCTTAGAGTATTATTGAGAAACACTGGTGGTGGAACTGATGCATATCAGATTCAGCAATCAGGTCTTGGTAGTATGAAACCTCAACTTATGTATCAGGATATTCCAGTATTTCGTAATGATTTTATTAGTCGTTATGAATTTGTTAATACTGAAACTGGCGCTCTTGATAAAGGTTCTTCTAATGCTACTACTCTTGCGTTAACTGCTGCTGAAAGCATTGCAGGTGGAGCAAATGTGGCAATGATGAGAGGTTCTGACGGCGTTATGTATCGTTGGGAAGTTTCTGCTGGTCAAGGAACTGACACACTAACTGTTAGTTCTACTGGAACATTTCTTGATCCCGAACAAAACAAACAGGTTGCTCGTAAAGCTCCTAATGATGCAGTATTTACTGATGCTCAGGATGTAGTTCTTGGTGAAAGAGCGGATGGTTCTGCAATGTATGTTGGTTGTTGGGGTGAATTTAAAGGTGTTGTTGGTTTTACTTCAGCAAACAATGCTGGTCTTAAACTTGAATATGTTGGCCCAAGAGAAGATGAAAATGCATATCAATATCGTATGAAATGGTATTGTGGTTTTGATCTTTACAACAGGCTTGCTTTAGCTCGTGTTAAAGACGTTCTACCATTAGGTAGTTAATTAATTAGGTAGCCCTCGCAAGAGGGTTGCCTTAAATCATAATAATCGAGGAGCAAATAATGTGTGCATTACCAGCAAAACAACTTGATAGAGATCAAGAATTTGTTTTATTAAAGCACAGACTTAAAGATTTAAATGGATTTATTAATGGAGTTAAATTCAGAGGTGGATTTGCTGTAGTAGTTAAAAATAGTAAAAATTACCATATACTAAGAAAATTACCACTTGTTATTGATGAGCAACCTTTAATTCATCTAAAAAATTTAAACTTTATTACTAGAACCTCTGATGTTGGACTTATTTATGGTAAAAAAGTATATGCTCAATATATAAAAGAGTTGACAAATGTATTAGCACATGAAGAAGAAAAGAAAACAGAAATACTAGAAGATGAGCATGTAAAAAAAGGTTTTTGTAATTGTAGGACAGCGAACGGAAGTTTATGTAAGCAAACAGCATTAGAAATTAGTCCTAGCGGATATTGTAAAATGCATATTTTACAAGATCCACGTTTAAAGGAATTTGACATTGAGGTTCCCAGACTTAGTAAAGATGAGAAAAAATACTGGAAACATAGAATAATCAAAACACTTACTAAGCTGAAAAAGCAAGAAAAATTCTAATATTGGTGGATATTATTCGTGGGAACTAAGTCTAATAGATCATCTGGAACACAACCAAATCAGAGAGGAGTAGCTAGAGGAGTAACTTTAGTTGATCCTAAAACTGGTTTCCCAGTATGTGTGATCCAAGATTCTGAAGGAAAATACAGACTTTGTGTGGACGCTAAAATAACCGCACAAAGCATAGTTGTAGATGTAGATTTAGATCCAGAAGACGATCAAGTAGGAATTGCTCACCCAGACAGACCTACAACATTTCTTCACATTGAACCAGACGGATCTATTAACGTAAACACTAACTTAGATTCTGAAGCTGGTGATACGGTAGCATTAGGTGCTTATCCAGATCCTATATTTGATAAAAATCCAGATACTATAACTACTTCCAATTTTGAAGAAATATATAGATACACTTCTACTGATGATGATACTAGAATAATTGGAGTTGAATCTACTGTTTCTACTCCTTCTAATTTTAGATTAAAAATAGATGGAACTGTTGAAAGAGAATTAAGATCTAGTCCTATGCAAAGAAATGTATATTTTGAATTTAAAGCTCATAGATTTCTTACAACTGGACAAATTTTAACAATTGAAGCTAAAGTAGAAAGATTTATATTATCTTCTTATACAACTTTCACAGCATTAGAGGGGTACTTAGTATAATGCAATTACAATTTAATAAACAAATGCTTCATATACAAGTAATATGCGGAATTTTAGAAGAATTTAAACCTGATAAAAGGATTAAAGATCTTTATAAAAGATTAGAAACATTACAAAAGCAAACTAATGAATTTCAATCAAAAGTATTATTTCCAGAAATGCAAAAGATTGAAGATGAAATAACTAAAATTAATGATGAACATAAAAATAAAACTAAGTCCAAAAAAACTGAGGAAAAAAGTCTAAAATAACAATATATAACTATGGAGGCTTTTAATGAATGATTTTGGGCTATTAATAGGAAGATATTTAGCGAATCCTGGAGCAATGACTGATCTTGAATTGAGAGAGTTATTGCTTGATTCTACTGGCCGTCAGATAATTTCTGGTAGATTTTTAGAAGATGAAAGTCATGGTAACGGTGATCCTGGCTTATTTATGTTAGCTGTCAGAAATGATACTGAAGGAAGTTTGGTTGATGCTGATGGCGATTACGCCCCATTACAAGTAGATGCTAATGGTAGATTAAGAGTTGTTGCTGATATAGATGTAAGTAATGGTCATGAAAAAGAAGAAGATTCTGCACATCAAGATGAAGATGTTGGATCTTATATATTAGCAGTTAGATCTGATTCCAGACCTACAAATGCCAATACTGATGCAGATGGAGATTATGCTTCAGTATTTGTAAATACTAATGGTGAATTATATGTACATGATACTGATGTACTATCAAAATTAACTGAAATTGATACAGAACTTGATAATCAAGGCTTAACTTTAGATAGCATTGATACTAGTATTGGAAATATTGAAACTGATATTGATGATCTGAAGCAACAAGAAGACGAAGCTCATTCCAGTGGGCATTATGGTATTATGCCTTTAGCTGTTAGAGCTGATTCTGATGGTTCTTTAGTTGATACTGATGGTGATTATGCACCTCTCCAAGTTGATGCTAATGGTTTCTTAAAAATTACTGGTAATATTAGTACTAGTATTGAAGGCACAGAAGCTTATAATGCTACTGATAATCTGGCTGCAGGTGGTGATGGTGAAGTAGGAAGTATTGGTGGAACTTTTGTAGATTTATGTGCTGTTGCAGTTGGTGCCGGAGAAACTGCACATGTTTATGGATGGCAGTGTGATTTAGATAAAAATGGTGTATTAAGACTTATAACTGATGATGGAGTTAACATAGTAGTATATAAAGTACGTTTAAATTCAAGTGCATTACCAGGTATTGATGAACATTTTAGTGAAAGTGGAAGAATAGAAATTGCTGGTGCTGCAGGACTTAATATAAAAATTCAGGCTAAGAAAAGAGGTTCTGGTGGTGGAAATGCTACTGGAACAGGATCAATACATGTAAGAAAAGTATAATAATTAAGGGAGAGTAATAACTCTCCCACTTATTTTGGTGTAAATATGGCTTTTGATGATTTTGATATTGAAATACAAGATAATAAACAAGCTACTCCAGAGCAATTTGATGGCAATGTTCCAACTGCAGGAACACCAATTACTATTACACCGACTTCTGGGGATAAAATACAATTAGCTTTTATTCATGTTCCTGGTCCCAGAGATCCAGATAATCCAAATGCTCTTGGGGATGCTATAAAATTTAGTTTAGATGGAGGAACAAAATATACTACATTATTGGCTAATGAATCCATATTTATGCCAGGAATATTCGATAACTTAAAGCTAGATACTAATGAAGATAATACTTACTATCAAGTAATAGTATGGACTTAATATGTTAATTAGAAGTGGGAAGAGAAGTAAAATACAAGAAGCATTAGAAACTCCTTTTGATAATGCTTCTAATGATTTTGATAATGATGATACTCAAAAAGCAGTAGAAGAAATTGATTTTAGACAATTAATCAAAGATCCTACAGGCTTTCCAAACAGAATAGATTCTTCAATTGACTTTGATGATAGTACTAGAACATTTACTATAACTCCAACTGGAGATAATTTTACATACTGGATAAGAGGACACCCATTTACAGTAAATTCTGCTGACTCAGTTATAATTAATGATACTGAAGGTATATGGTATATTTATTATTATCAAGAAACTCTGACAGCCTCCCAAACTTTGTGGGAGCTGGATGATCCCTACGCATTTATTTCTGTTATATATTGGGATTCTACCAATAAAAAAGGAATATTTTTTACTGAACAAAGACATCCAGTATCTATGAGCTGGTCAACACGAGATAGGTGGCATAATACTGTAGGCGCTTCTAAAGAGATATATTCCTTTGATTTAATTAATTATATTCTCAAGGGTGATGGATCTTTAGATGCACACGCAAAAGTAGGGTTAGATAATGGGATCTTGTATGATGAGGATAATGTTTTAGATATAGTTCATAACAATACTCCAACTAATCCATTTGAACAGTATCTAGATCCTCATATTAAGCTTCCATTATATTATCGAGCAGGAGCTTTCGGTGTTTGGAGGAAGGTAGACGCAACAGATTTTCCGGTAGCTTATGATGGCGTAAACCCTATTAAGTATAATAAATATGATAGTGGTAGTTGGACTTTAACTAATTGTGATGATAAGTCTTATATGAATATATGGGTATTTGCAACTCCAAATATAAATGAACCAATTATAGGCGTGTTAGGACAACTAAATTCGGATAGTTTTACAGATGTAGTAGGAGAAGAATTAAGTACGGTCGTATCAAAAAGTTCTGCTGTAAAGGATTTTACATTTCTTTACAAGCTTGTATATAAAACAGACACTTCTTATACTAATACTCCAAAAGCTGTTTTATATGATTTTTTTAATGTGCCATTTATAACTATTAGTGTAATAAATACTACGGTTGTGGGTGCAATTCAGAAATTCTCATTTGGTTCTGATGCAAATGCTGGAGATAAGTGGCTGAGTCATGAATTTGAAAACGTATCTGGGTTTGATGTACCTGCTATTGTTGGTTACGAAAGCGAGCTAAGATCTGTTTATTTTAATAATAAAAACTCAAATATAGATGTAGATATAGAAGTTTATAAAAATGGAATTACAGCAGGAGATAAGGTTTATACATTAGAAGTAAGAAACAGTAAATGGAGAGTTGTATCAGGACTACCTGTTATTTCATTTTCTCCAGGCGATAAAATAAGAGTATATATTAAAAAAATTTCTGGAACAGCTAATGATGTAATATCTCAAATAGAATTAAAAATTATTGATGATACTCCAGTAGATTTGAGTGGAAACACTTAAGAGGCATAAATGCGTATAATTAAAATAAAAAATTTACAAGCAACTGATGTTGTGTACGCTAGTCAAAATATTAGTGCTGGTGAATATTATGAAATTCAGAATGAAAGAGAAAGAATTCGTTTTGAAGAAGATTCTAATATTTATGATGATATATTTAGTGATCCAGCTAAAGTTTTAATAAATAATGGGATTGTAGATTTAAATCCGCAATTAAGTTGGAGATATTTAACACACGGTTCCCATAGAGATGAATTTGATAATACTTCTAATGGATTTCAAGCAAATAATGTTCAAGATGCTATAGAAGAAGCTGCTGATGCTCCACAGCCAGATATTCAAGAAGATGATAATACAATAGTACCCGGAGCAAATACTATTAATTTTGAAGGAAATGTTAATGTAACTGATGAAGGAAATGATAAAGCTACAGTAACTATAGAAGACCCTTCATTTGGAGTATTTGATTATGATTATGCAGAAAGTGAAAATCAATCATCTACAACAAATACTTCATATCAAAGAAAACTAAGATTAATTACATCTAGTTTACCTGCTGGAAATTATAAGATAGAGTGGTATTATGAATGGAAATTTTCTAACGGTAATTTTGAGTTTAAACATAGAGTTCAGATTGATGATACAACCACGTTAAAAGAAACTGAAACAACTCCTAGAAGTGTTGGTGACTGGCAGGGATGTAGTGGTTTTAAAAGTGAAGTAATGCTAGATTCTGGAGTACATAATATTGATATGGATTATTGTACTAGTAAGTCAAATAAAACGGCTTATATAAGAAGAGCTAGAATAGAAATCTGGAGAGTGAGTTAATGGCTTCAACAAAATACACATATTCAATAGCAGATGATACGTTAAACGGAAAAGTAGATAATGATGCCTTAGCAGAAACTATTCAAGAATCTGATATCGTAACTGCTTTGGATTATATAAATACAGAAGCTGATGTTTTAGATATATGGTTTAAATCGGAACTTTCTTCTGGAGATGAAACTATTTTAGATGGTTTGGTTTCTGATCATGATGGTGAAGCTTTAATCCCAGATCCAACAGAAGTAACTGCCGTAGTAACAGAACAACCAGAACCTCATCCTTTTGCTGCTCCTTTATATAGAACAAAAAACGATGCTACAACTTCTATAGAAACTTGTAATAAAAATAGTACCAAAACAATTGATTTTAAACTTACTGCAGAAAGATATGTTTCTGGTGGAGCAGTTACTATAGAGAATCCTGAATTTGGAGATTATATTACTGCTGAAGTTTATGATAAAGATTCTGCTATACCAGAACCATATAGAGCTGCTTTGTGCGAAAATTGGCCTTCTGTAGCTAAATATATAGAAAAAGAATGGGTTCCTATGGGAGAAGGAACTGTTTGGGGTACTAATTTATATATTTCTCATACCTTAGATACTCGACCTCTTCAAGCTAAAATATCAGCTAATCTTTATTTAAGAATTACTTATAATGCTGTTGATGCTGGTAGTGATAGAAAAATAATTGTTAACTATAACCTTACTAAGAAATTATAATGAATATATTATTTACTACTAGAGACGAATGGTTCTCAAATAATATAAGGAAAATGACTAAAGCACCAGTTAGTCATTGTGCTTTAGAATTTCCTGAATATGGTTTTATATTGCATAGTAATATTAGAGGTATTCATTTAGAGTGGTCTAAGAATTTTAGAAGAAAAAATAAAGTAATTTATGAGATTAATATACTTTCTGATCGTGAAACTGATTTTGATAAAATAGATAAATTATTAAAATTATATGAATTTAAACCTTATGATAAAAAAGCTATATCTTATTTAGCTATTTACATGTTTTTAAAAAATACTTGTCATATATCTTTACCTAAACACAATTTGTGGCAAACCACTGGAATGTTTCTTTGTACTGAGTGGGTAACTAAATATTTAGATGGTAAAGAAGATTCAATGATTACCCCTTATAAATTATACTTAAGGCTAAAGAATGAGGAGCAAAATGGCCGATTATAATGGAGTAAAAATAAA